ATGATCGGTCGGCCAGTGAAGGGACACTGCATGGACGACGCGAAGGTCTCACGCGAGGACCTATATCGAGATGCCCATCGAGGCCTGCGCGCGCTTGCACGACCGGGCGCGCTCGTCTCGAACAGTGCTGACGTCGACCTTCACGTAGTGATCGACGAACTCGAGAAGCTAGTGGAGTGGGCTATCGAAGCTGCCGACGCCGACTTCGGTCCGTCGATCGTGGTTGCGGCACCGTTCGACGACGCCCGTTGGGTTGATGGCGGCTACATCGAGACCGTCGACCTCGACAGGGGGACACTCGAGGAGCGTCCGGTAAAGGTCGATGCTCACTCGTGGCGTGACTCCGCGATGCAACGAGCTGCACGCGCCTACAGTCGCGCGGGTCAATATGACATGCAACCTGGCTCAGACGGCCTCTGGATTCTGCACATCGAGCCGGTCGAGGGCCATGATGAAAGCTGGACAGGCTCGCTTACGGGCTTCGTTGTGCTCTACGACCGAGACAGAGACGGGCGCTACGAGGCGCTCGCGCACGTATGGACGGCGAGTCAGTGCCAGCGACGTGGTGTGGGCACCCGACTCGTTCGTGAGGCGCTAGCGAACCACAAGATCGCCTATGTGGAAGGTCCTCTCTCGGAGGGCGGCCGCCGTCTGCTCCAGGTCGCAGCCCCAGACCTGCCCGTGAGTCCGTGAGGTTCGATCGCAACGCGATCCACCGGCTGACGGACTGGCCCGCGGGCGAGGAGCGACGAGGGCGTGACAAGTGCCCGCGCGGGTTCGCCCACGACTCTGACCTGCACCGTTGTGCAAAGCAGAGAGAGAGCGGTATATTTTCCGGTATGTTTTCACCTCGAAACTCACACGCGGTGCTGCAGGAGCTCGGGTCTGAGCTGCCCGAAGCGATGATCCGAGCCACAGCAGCGGCCAGGGCTGATCTTGAGCAACTGCGCTCAGACCCGCGCCGGTTCATGCTCCGTAACGAGCGTGACCTCGCCAACTCGCTGCACTTCGCCTACTGGGTGGCAATCTGTGACGAGATGGCTGGACGCCCCGGTGTCCAGATCCGCGACAGTGAGCCGTACCGAGAACTCACCGTCTCTACGGCCACGGGCCGGAGCTACGTGGCGCGCATCAAGCGCCACTCGATCCACGATCGACTCACGTCCTATGAGACCGCGGCCGACCGAGACTTCTGGGGTGGAGGTGTCCAGACGCTCGACGGCATGGAGCTGGTCAAGGGCCTGGCGATCGGCTACCGCTGGGACCGCGACCTGAGGGAGATCGTTGAACCGGTAATCTCTTACCGCGAGGGCAAGAGGAATGTGGTCTGGGCCTACGAGATCGACCCCACCCAGGAGTCCACGTTGCCGCTGGGATATCGAGACATCACGCCCGGGCTCCCGAAGGTCGACCTTCGCGACGCCGCTCTCGCCGACGAAGAAGAAGGACTGGCAGGCAGCGAATGAGCAACATCGGCGAAGTCCTCGAGACGGCTCGCCGCGCACGAGGCATGACGCAGGGAGATCTCGCTGACATGGTCGGCGTCCAGCAAGCGACCCTGTCCCGCTGGGAGAAGGGCCTCCGGGAGCCCGACGAGGTCGACGTCCAGAGACTTGCGGATGCACTTGGCGTCACCCCGCGGCTACTGCTTCGAGGCGACCGCATGCGAGGTGGCATTGCGGCAGCAGCGCACATGCGGCGGCGCGCCACCGCGAAGGTCAGCATCTGGCGACAGCTCGAGGCGCAGCTCAACATGCTGAGGCTCCACACCTCGACGTTGGCTGAGGAAGTGTCTCTCACCGCGGAGCGTGCCGTGCCGACCCTTGACCCGATCGAGCGAGATCCCTCTGAGATCGCGGGCATGGTGCGACTGCAATGGCAGATGCCGTTGGGGCCTGTCGCGTCGGTCACGTCGTGGATGGAGTCGGCTGGGATCCTGATCGTCGAACATGACTTCGGCCCGGCCGCGCGTGTCGATGGCCTGTCCCAGTGGGCAGGGGACCACGCCGTCGTGCTGCTCAATAGCGCGACGTCGCCAGATCGAAAGCGGCTCACGCTGGCACACGAGCTCGGCCATCTCGTCATGCACGCTCAGCACCCGACCGATGACATGGAAGGGGACGCGAACGAGTTCGCCGCGGAGTTCCTCGTCCCAGCTCACGAGATCCGGTCGATGCTGCGGGGCCGGCTTACCTTGTCCAGGTTCGTCGAGCTCAAACGCTACTGGGGTGTCTCTATCGCTGCGCTCGTGATGCGTGCACACTCCCTCGGAGCCATCAGCGACGCGGAGAAGACGTCGCTCTTCAAACAGATCTCCGCCCGTGGCTGGAGGATCAACGAGCCTGCGAATGACGAGATCCCCGTGGAGAGGCCTCGACTCGCCAGGCATATCGCCGATTCGATGGTTGCTGGCGGGCTCAGCGAGGGAGAACTTGCGATCGCGGTCGGCTTCTCTGACGCGAAGCACAACGACGCCTTCGCACCGAGCGTTGTTACGCCTCGGCCCACCCACGCCGTTCGACACCTCGGGATCGTCCGATAGGTGAACGCACGTGGCGCCCCCACCCTCGCGAGAGGGTGGGGGCGTTGTCGTGTGCGCTGGTGCGTGTCAGTCGGCGAGGGTCTCGTCGACGTCGTCGTCCGGGTCGTCGATGTCGGCGGGCTCGGGGCGGGCCTCGAGTGCGCGGTAGTCGGCGACGAGCGCAGCCTCGGACGGGGTGAGGCTGGTGATCTTGCCGACCGTGAGCACACCCGCGGGGATCGTCGTGGCGGAGATCTCCGAGACGGGCAGGACGCCCGTGACGAGCCTGCCGCCGCCCGTCTCGACGACCGCAGCCGGGAGCGCGTAGCCAGGCGTGCGCGCGGAGCCGAGCGCGAGGCGGACGAGCCAGTCGGGCACGAGGTGCTCGATACGACGCCACAGCCAGTACCAGAGCGCCAGGACGAGCGCGACGACGAGCGTGAGCGCGAGCTCGGAGCGCAGGAGGGCCGCGAGCGCGGTGCCGACGTCGCCGGGCAGGTGGGGGCTGATGATGCGCAGGAGGGTGGTGACGAGGGCGGCCCAGAGGCCGGGGACGGCGGTGCGCAGGAGCGCGACGGTGCGGTCGGAGAGCACGGTGCGCTCGTCGAGGTCAGTGGTGGTCATCGTGGCTGGTCCTCTCAGGCGGGGCGCGTGTCGGTGGTGACGTCGAGGTCGACGAGGGTGACGCCGGCGGTCGTCGCGAGCAGCTGCAGGCGGAGGCGGCGCTCGCGCTTGCCTGCGATGAGGGCGAGGACGCCCTTGGCTGCGACCTGGCCGAAGGAGTCGCCGGAGGTGCCGATGATCTCGGTGAGCGGGAGGCGGTGGACGATCCTGGCGCTCTTGCCGGCGGCATCGGTCTCGACGACGACGAAGCGGGCCTGGACCTCGGCGCCGCGGGCGAGGCCGTGCAGGCGCAGGGTCGCGAGGGCGTCGAAGTGCCCGGCGGTCGTGCTCGCGGAGGTGTTGCCGGCGTCGTCGATCGGCGCGGTCTTCCACTGCCCCTTGGGCAGGGCGACGTTCTTCGTGCGGTGCTTGGTGGTGCGGATCATGTCGTCCTCGTCTCGGGTAGGCATGGGCGTGTGCTCGAAGTGCCAGGGCTCGTAGGTGCCCGCGTGCTTGGCCCAGGCGGGGTTGTGCCAGCCGAAGCGGGCGCCGTACTGGTGGAACCACGCGCGGGCGGGCTCGGGGATGTCGAGGGCGTTGCCGCGCTCGTGCAGGGACGTGCCCGGCACCGCGACCGTCCCCTTGGCCGAGATGCGCACGTAGCGCACTCCCCGCCACACCCCCACGTCGCCGTAGGGTCCGACGTCGTCCTTGCTCGTCGCGGGCCGGTAGCGATCGAGGAACGTGGTGATCTGCTCAGCCGGGTCGCGGGTCGCGGACGTGATGCCCGGCGGTGCGCCGAGCTCGAGCGCGCGGAGGTAGTCGGACGCGGGAGCGGGGGCGAGTCGGCGGTCGCTTGCGACCTCGACGAGTGCAGTCATGAGTGCCTCCTCGGGCATGACGACGACCCCGACCGCAGGACGCGCGTCGGGGTCGAGGGGTTGGGTCGGTCAGGGGCGCGGAGTGCGCAGCGGGCAGGCCGCGACGTGGCCGTCGAGTGCTGCAGCGATGAGCTCGGGCACGCGCTGCTCGAAGTGGGCCGCGAGGTCGATCAGGGCGCGGTCCCGGTCGGCGATCGCGCGGGCGAGTGCGCGCGCGTGGTCGACCTCGTGGCGGTCGAGGGTGTCGTCGGTGGCGACGTCAGCGGCACGCAGGTCGGAGGCTTGCCGCTCGAGTCGGCCCAGGCGTCGGTCCATGCCTCGCTGGACCTCTGCGAGGGCGAGGACCTGGTCGTGGGTCGCGCGAGAGACCGCGAGCTGCTCGTCCTGCTGGTCGCGCATGATCGGGAACTCGGCACTGGCGTGAGAGTTCTCGGTCTGCTCGCGGACGGCGGCGGTGTCGGCGCGGACGGCGCGGACCTCGCGTCTCGTGGCGCGGGAGTCGCGCTTGTTGATGACGGCGACGGCGACGAGGCCGAGCGCGACGACGATCTGGACCCAGACGGCCTCGGTCATGTGGGTGCCCTCTCGGCGTCAGTGGCGGGCGTTGAGCAGCGCCTGGACCTGTGCCTCGGCGAGGACGGCCCGCTGGGTCATCGCGGCGAGCTCGCGGCCGTAGCGGGCGAGGACGTCGTCGATGGGCACCTCGACGGGTGCGTCGACGGGCTCGGGTGCGGGGGTCGGGACGGTGTCGGTCATGCTGCTGCCTCCAGGGTGGCGAGTCGTGCGGTGAGGTCGGTGACCTCGACGGTCAGTTCCAGTCGTGCGGTGCGCTCGGCGCGCATGGCCAGGACGGCAGCGGTGAGCATGCGGTCGTAGGACAGGCCGGAGACCTCGCCGTCGCGGTCGTAGGTGACCAGGCCGGCCAGGCCCGCAGCCTCGACCTCCTCAGCGACGAAGCCGGGGATCCTGCGCAGGGGCTCGACCATGACGGTGTCCCACTCGACGTCCTCGACCGGCGTGATGTGACCCTCGGGGTCGACACCGGCCTCACGGGCGAGGGCGTCAGCCAGGCGCTCGGCGTCGCCCCGGTCGATCCACGTCCGCGGGCGCAGGTCCCAGAACGCATCCGCCCACTCGGCGGGCGCGTCCTCGACGGCGACCTTCTGATCGGAGCGCGACGTCGAACGGAAGAATGTCCCGGCCGTGTTGATGCCAACGTTCGCCGCCGAGCCCCCGGTGTAGGCGTAGGTGCCCGCCGAGATTAGGTAGGCGTCGTGGTACGAGTTCCCGGTCGCGCGGAAGGCGCCGCTGTACAGCGACCCGGTGACGGTCAGCCCGCCCGGTGTCGTCGCCGCGCCGGACACCCAGCGCCCGAGCGAGCCGTTGGCGAGGGTCGTGATGAAGCTCCGCCCGGACCCGTCTGGGGCATAGTCTCTGCCGGCCGTATCAGGAATGTTGACAAAAGGCCCAGCGGTGTCGGAGAGGAGGTTGATTGAGCCTCCAGCCCCCCGCAGCGAGAGGTTCCCCGACGCGTAGAGCTGCATGTTCGTGGTGTTGAGCGGGGACAGGGTTCCGATGTTCGTGGCACCGTTGTAGAACTCGAGCGACCCGGAGAGTTCCGAGGTGCCGTTGAGCCCCGTCGAGCGGATCTTGCCCGCGCTGATGACTGTCTCTGCCACGCCCTGGGTCGTCGTCAGGGTCCCCGTCAGGGAGACGCCGGTCGCGCTCAGCGTCCCGCCCGGCAGCGCGATCGAGGTGACCAGGGCGCCCGCAGCGTTGTGGGCACGCAGGCCCGCCGCATCGAGGATCACGCGCTGCCCCGAGGCCGCCGTGCGGACTGTCGCGCCGGTGATCGTCTTGCCGTCGATCGCATCGGCGGCGATCTTCACACCCGTGATCGCACCCGCGAGGATCGTGTCGGCCGTGACCGCGTTGGCTGCGATGTGCCCGGCCTGCACCGCGAGCGCCGCGATCGCCTCGGCGGTGACAGCGCCCGCGAAGATCGTACGGGCGGTGACGACGTCGTCGCCGAGGTTGGCCTCGGCGATGACCTTGCCGATGAGGTCGGTGTCGACGAGCGGCGTGACAGCCTGGGAGCGCTCGGCACCCCACGCGGAGGGGATCCGGTTACGGGAGACGGCCCGCAGGCGCACGTAGCGCAGGACGTTGTAGGGAAGGCCGGTGACGTGGACGGTGCCGCCGCCACGCTCGATCCGGTCGATGACCGACGTCGGGGCGGTGGCGTCTCCGAGGGCGACCTCGACGTAGGCGAGGTTGTCCGAGACGGGCCCGCCGGTGTTGCTCAGGCCGTCCCATGTGATCGAGAGGACCCCGAGACGCGCGGTGAGGGTCGGGGCCGACGGCACCGACGGCTGAGAGCGGTCCTCGCGCTCCATCGCGTCCAGACGCGACCGCTCGACTGCGGAGATCCCCGCCGAGCTCGACGTGCCAGCGCTGCCGGTGACGACAGGGATGACCGCGGGCGGAGTCGGGGCGACGCCGTCGACGAGTGTCAGGTCGAGAGACTGCGTGATCGAGCCAGCGCCGGCCTCCAGGTGGACCCCGGCGATGATGCACCGCGAGGACAGGCCCGTGATCGGGTCGACGATCTCTACGAGGTCACCCAGACGCCGGGCCAGATCGGGGACGACCTGGATCTGCGAGAGGGTCGCGCGTGGGCTCGCGGTCTGCGCGGCCAGCCACGCCAGAAGCGTGTGCGCCTCAGCCTCAGATGAGACACCGGTGCCCACGTCGAGCGAGCACTCCGAGCGGGATACCGAGGCTTCCACCCCGGCGGCGAGCGTCACCTGCGCGCTACGGGACGCGCGGGCGTTCGCGCGCACGATGAGCAGTTGCGTGGGCTGGCCGCCCCCCACGTACAGAGTGACGGCCGCGTTGTTCTTGACCGTGATGCGCACGCGCGATGCCGTCACGAGCGTCGCAGCCACCGTCAGCGCCGAGTCGGCAGGCCGCTCACCGCCGCCGTCGGCCTGCGTGGATGCCGCCCACCGCGAGCGCTGCGCCTCGGGAGCAGCCGTCGACCAGATGGGCAGCCACGGCGCGAGGCCGTCGACGGCCGTCTCGAGGTCCTGCTCGACGACGACGGTCGCGCCTGCCGCGACCGTGAGCGTCTCCGTGGACTCCCACACCGTCAGGGAGGCGTCCGTGACGCGCTCGACGAGCAGCGGGGTGTACGTGAGGGTCACGCGGTCGGCGACGTCGTCCGTCGACACCTGCCAGGGCAGGTCGACGACCTGCGGCAGCGTGTGGATCGTCTCCCGCGGCGTGCCCTGCCCGCGCATCGCGGCAGGGCCGCGGTACGTGAGCACGCCCGTCTCCGAGAGCCAGCACGCACCCAGGGTCACACGCGCGACCCACTGGCAGATCTCCCAGCCGGTACGCCCCTCAGGCAGGATCGCGGGCACGAGCACACCCGAGGGCGCGACGTCGTGCGCGAGGCCGAGGGACGTCGCCAGGGTGACAAGGACCGTGGACAGGTCCACCGGGGTCGCGGGGACGCTTGCGGGCGACGCGACTGGCCCTAGCAGGCCGCGTGCGTCGTCCTCGAGGCTCAGGCCGCGCTCTAGCACGCGCGCGCCAGCGGCATCTACGGAGCGCGAGCGCATCGTGGCCACACGCGTCAGCGACGCCCCGGCGTCGAGTGCCGCGTCGATGTGCACGGCTCCGCCCGCGGCGATCGCCGGTCCCCGCCATGGCGTGCGCGAGTCGAGGATCGACAGCGATCCTGTGGCGAGCGAGGACCCGGTAGCGGCCCGCGCCTGTCCTGGCAGGCCCACCCCCGACAGGGTGCGGTCCACGCTCCACGACATACCGGGCAGGGTCTGCATGCCTTGGCCGACGTCGGCACGCACCGCGTGGCGCGGAGTCGCGTCGTGCGCGCTCATCTGGCGACCTCCCGGATCGTGACGGTGTAGTCCGCGAACACCTCGCGGTCGGTGATGAGCTGGAGCGTCTCGGCGGGGTCGTCGACGACGACGACGGGCACGCCACGCCCCGACAGCCACACCGGCTCGTGCTCGCCCTCGGTCAGTCGCAGACCTCCTACCGTCGCCGTGCCGGCAGCAAGCGCGACCTGCACGCCCGTGGCGAGGGCGTCCGGCGTGAACGCGCTCTGACCGCAGAAGGCACCTGCGGCAGCTGCGGTGGTTACGACTCCGGTCTGGAGCTGTGCGCCCGCCCTGGACAGCGTCCGCCACGCCAGGGCGGTTCCGGCCGTAGACGCCCACGCTGACAGCGTGTACGACAGGCCCGCTTGCAGCGGCACTGTCGCCGACCACGCACCCGCCGCGGACGCCTGGACGGCACCGGTGACCGTCTCTACGCCAGACGGCATGCCCACGAGCACTACCCCGAGCGAGGACCCGAGTGCGGTCGTCCCCGCGCGACCCGGAGCCGCGACATCACTCGGCAGAAGATTCGTGCGTGCCGCGTCGTCCGTGTACAGGAACAGGGGCCCCGGCACCGTGCCGTCAGCGCACGCCGCCAGGAACGCGAGGTCTGCCGGCGACAGCAGACGCGCCTGGAGCGTCCATGTTCGGGACGATCCAGGCGCGCGCTGCACATACCGCGAGCCGTCGAGTGTCACAAGCTCGTTCGAGGCTCGCGACACCTCTGGAGACACCCCTGGTGCGACCGAGGGCATCGACCTGAGTGCCCCGAGCGGGCCCAGCCTTGCGTCACGCATCCCGCTCTCCTAGTTCTCTCCGACGCGGCGGAGCTCGTTCTGCCCCAGGCGCGTCACGGCCATTGCCGTGGTCGGTGTCCTCATCTCCGCGCGGACCACCTGGCGCGTCAGGACCTTGACGTCCTCGCCCGTGATCGGATTGCGCACGTAGATGTCGGGGATCGTCACGTAGACGGGAGCGGGCGTCGGGGCGTTGATTGGGGCCGCGACGGGCATGTTCGCGGCCACGGGACCGCCGTTTCGGAGGCCGGGCAGGTTGCCGTTGAGCGCAGTCCGCCGAAGGCCTCCAGCGCGGCCATCCCCACCCCGCGCGGCGACATCTTGAGCTGTGACGGCACGGGGTGCACGGATGTCGCCGCTCGCACCCGGATCGGGGCCGACCGCGACGGTACGGGGTGCACGGATGTCGCCGCTCGCGCCCGGATCGGGGCCGACGGCGATGGGCGAGCTGTTGGCGGACGCCTTGACGATGTTGCCCTTGGAGTCCCGCTTGAGTCCGAGCGACGCCAGCAGTGCGTTCTCCATCGTCACGCCCCACGCCTCGATGGACGCAGTGACCGAGCCGAGCTGATCCTCGAGGCCGTCGACGATGGCTTCTGCGGCCTCCACGCCGCCCCTATAGAAACGGCCGTCGATGGTCGTGTTCTTCGTCGCGGACGCCCCAGCGGCCTGCGAGTAGCGGTCGATGTCCGCGTACGCGCCGTTGAGCGCCTTGATCGTGGACGGGTCCGCCAAGAGCGCGTCCGCGAGCGCGGTGCCCCCCTCGAGGCCCTCGTGTGCGATCTCCTGGAGGATCACACCCGCGACGCCGGCCGCAGCGAGCTTGTCGAGCTTGCCGCCGAACGTCTTGAGGTCGCCGGCCTTCTTCTGCGCAGACGCGAGAAGGCCCTTGGCTGTGACGGGCTGGTCGTACCCGTAAGCGTCCTTCTTGCCGAGGGAGTCCGACAGCTTGAACTCGCCGGCGAGGACACCGGCGACGGACGCCTTGATCGAGGCGAGCTGCTGCGTGTGATCGCGGGCGGTGTCGAGCTTCTTCTCGATGCCCTCGGCCTGTGCGTACAGCTTGCGTAGCGCGACCTCGGCCTCGCGTGCGGTCTTGGCGAGATTCGCCCGCTGCGCCTTGGACAGGTCGGAGTTCTTCGACTGGTCGCGCAGCGTGTCGACGACGGAATACGCACCCGACAGACCCGAGGACACCTGGTCGGTGATGTTGCCCCGACGGGCATCGACGGCGAGGTCGGCGCGCGCGTCGGACAGCCGGGACTGCTTTTCGCGCTCCTCAGCGCGCTCCTTGCGCGCGTCGTCGAGCGCCTTCTCCGCGTTCTTGAGCGCGGCCTTGGCGGCCTTGAGGTCCTTGCGCTCGTCGTCGAGCTGCCGCTGGGCGGTGCGCTTGCGGTCGCGGTTCTTCTTGTCGCCTGGGATGTCGCGCCAGCGGTTGAGCGCGGACTCGACCTGCCGCTCCTCGCGCTTCACGGCGGACCGCGCACGCTTGACCGCTGCCGTCGCGTCCACGACAGGATCGTTGGCGCCGACTCGGCCACCGGCAGCGAAGGCCGGCAGCGCGCGTCCAGCGAGAGCGGCCGCGCGCCACTTCGTGACCTGTGCGTGCCCGCCCATCGCGGCAACCTCGCGGGCCGTGATGACGTGCTCGCCGTTGGACAGGCGCGCGAGGATGTCGTCGCTCGTGCCCGTGCCCGGACCGACGACGGCGCCGCCCGTGGCCTTGGCCTGGACGTGAGTCTTGCCCCCACCACCAGAGTTGGTGACGACGTTGATCGCGATCTGCCTCTTCATCTGCTCGCGGATGAAGCGCGTGACCTCCGCCGAGGCCTTCGAGGTGTCGACGTCGACCTCGGTCTTGATGTTCGACGGGATGAGCCCGAGCTCGTCTGCCAGCTTCTTCGCGGCCTTCTCCGAGAGGCCCATCTGCTTGGCCGCGTCGACGAACTCGCGGCGCGTGCGGCCCATCTTCTTCTGGAGCTGCTCGTCCGTGGCGCCCTGGGCGCGCATCTGGTCGATCCACTTCCAGCCTGCGTCGGCGATGCCGTCGAGGACAGCCTGGTTCGCGCGCCCCTTCTCCGTACCGACGTCGAGCGTCTGGCCGTTCTTCTTGAGCGACTCGTTGACGGCGTCGAGCGCAGCCTCGTAGCCACGCTCCGCGTCACGCATGCCGAGCACGCCGTCGGCGAGACCCTTGATGGCCTTCCAGGCGGCGTCAGCGGCCTTCGCCTGGTCCTCGAGGTTCGTCGCGAAGAGCTCGACGGACTTCGCGGCGCGGTCGGTCTCCTCGGACGTCGCGCCCGTGGCCTCCGCCATGAGCTCGTGCTTCTTCTTCGCGGCGTCGAGGTCCTTCGACTGGCCCTGGAGGCCGCGGCGCAGCGCACCGACCGCATCGTTGTAGTCGCCGATGGAGAGGCCGTTCTTCTCGGCCTCCTCGCGGATGTTGCCGTACGCGACCTCCTGGGGACCGTAGTAGCGCTCGAGCGCCGCCATCGCGTCCTTCTGCCCAAGGATCGCGTTCGTGACGGTCTCGACGCTGATCCCGAGCGCCTCTGCGCCCTCCGCAGCCGAGCCGGAGAAGTCGAACGTCCACCAGTCAGGGGTCTTGACGAGCTCGGCAGCGATGACCTGCCGCGTGGACTCGGTGACAGCACCCGTCACGCCGTCGAGGGACTCGCGCAGGGAGTCGATGCGCTGCTTGGACTCGGCCTGGGCGTTGGCCCACGCCATGACGCCGATGGTCGCGACACCGATCGCGGCGGACACCGCGCCGACGGCGACGCTCGCGCCCTTCGCGGACAGCTTGAGGCCCTCCGCGGCGTTCTTCGCGTTCTTGAGACCGCCGACGAGCTTCGTCAGGCCGGCGACGCCGAGCGCGGTCATGCCGCCCGCGCCGGTGAGGACGGTCAGCACCTCGAGCACGGGCCCGGGGACCTCGCCGATCGCGTCGACGAGCGCGCCGGCACCTTGGGCCATCTCGCGCAGGACGTCGTTGGCGCCGCCGCCCGCCTGGATGAAGACGGTCTCGATGGAGCCGGACAGGGTCTCGAGGTCGCCCTTGAGGTTGTCCATGCGGATCGCGGCGACCTCGGACGCGTAGCCCTGGTCGTTGACCGCGGCCGTCCACTCGCGGACGCCGTCCGCGCCGTTCTCGTAGAGGGCGTTTGCGGCGCGCACCGCGTCCGCACCGAACATGGTCGCCATGGCGGCGTTGCGCTGCGCGGGCGTCATGTCGCCGAGCGCGTTCGTCAGCTGGCCTGCGAGCTGCTCGAGGCCGACCCACTGCCCGGACACGTCGTACGCCGAGATGCCGAGGGAGTCCATGAGCTGCTTGGCGTCGCCCATCGGCGCGGACAGGCGCTGGAGCATGGTCTTGAGGGACGTGCCCGCGTCAGACCCGAGGAGGCCTCCCGCAGCGAACGCCGCCAGGGCTGCGGTCGTCTCCTCGATGGACAGGCCGGTCGCGGATGCAACCAGACCGCCCTGCTTGAGGGCCTGCCCGAGGTCGCTGACCTCACCCATCGCCTTGCCGGCGCCCGCCGCGAGGAGGTCGGCGACGTGCCCGACGTCGCTGCCCTTCAGCTTGAACTGCGTCATCGCGATGGCCGCGTACTCGGCGGCCTCGGCGACGCCGAGGTTTCCGGCCGCAGCGAGGTCGAGCGAGCCCTTGAGGCCGCCCGCCAGGACGTCCTTCGCGGTCACGCCCGACTTCGCGAGCTCTTCGATGCCGCCTGCGGCCTCGGTCGCGGAGTACTTCGTGTCCGCGCCCGCCTGGATCGCCGACGCGCGCAGGCCGTCGATGTTCTGGCGGGCGTCGTCGCCGGTCGCGGCGACACCGGACATGCCCTCGTCGAAGTCCGCGAAGAACTTCACGGCGATGCCCGCGGCGGCGGTCAGTGCGCCGCCGACGAGCGCGGTGCGGTTCGCGAGGTCCTGCGCCGCCTCGGACTGCAGGCGCGACGCGATGGTCGCCTTCTTCGACGCCTCCGCGCTCGCCTCCGTCGCCGCGGCGCTCGCCTCCGTCGCGCTGCGCACGTTGCGCTCGGCGCGCTCGAGCTTCGACGCCGAGACCGCCTGACGCTCGCGCGCCTGCTGGAGGCTCTTCTCGGCGGCAGCGACCTTCTCCTGGTCACCGCTCTTGCGCGCGTCCGCGAGAGCCTTCTCCGCCTTCGCGACCGCGTCCGCCGACCGGGCGACGGCGTGCTGCGCCGCGACGAGCGACTCCCCAGCGCGCGCGGCCTTGTCCGCGGCGGCCTGGACCTTGCCCATGCCCTGCGCGACGCCGTCGAGCTTGCGTGCGGAGTCCTGGTCGTCGACCTTGATGTAGGCGACGAGCTCGCCGACGGTGAGCGACATTGCACCTCCCGAGGGCGTGGTTCTGGTGGGGTCAGGGGTGCAGGTCGCGTGCGAGGCGCGAGGTCGGCTCCGTCAGGAGCGCGAGGATCAGCCCGCGCAGCCACGGCCACGGGCGCGCGTCGAGCGCGGGGTCGTACAGGTCGACGCCGTAGAGGGCGAGCAGGTCGACGGTGATGAGGTCCCAGCGGTCGAGCAGGTCACGCCACGTCGGGCCCGTGGTGGGCGCGGTGGGTAGCTGCTCGCGGGGTGGGCGGCGGTAGCGCGGGTAGATGCCGTGCTCGTCGGGTTCGCCGATGCCGTACGGTGCCCAGTCCGCGGGGCCGCTCAGGCTTTTGGGGCCGCGCCCTCGTCGTCGGCGGGGCCGTAGGTGAACTCCATGACCTGGTCGGCGGCGTCCTCGCCGAGCGTCCAGTAGTACTGCGCGTACAGCGCGTACCGGTCGACGTCGATCTCCGGCTGCCCGTCAGCGAGCATCTGGTCGTACACGGCCTGTGTGAGCGCGAGGTGCCCCACGGGGGTGTCGCCGGGGATGGACTCCCACAGCGCCATCGTCTCGTCGTCGGTCTCGCGGCCCGTGGCCTTGTTCATGCCGTAGGCGACGATCGCGGCCAGGACGAGCCCGTTGTGCTTCGTGGGCGGCGGGACGTGGTAGATCTTGCCGTCGCGCGCCTCGAGGTCGAGGTTCGGGCGGAGGTAGCGGGTGAAGGACTTGGCCACGGCGGTGCTCCTTGCTCTGGGTTGTGGGTGCGGGCGAGCCCGCCCGCCCACAGCGGGGCGGGCGGGCTCGAGTGCGGTCAGGCGCCGCGGGTGTACGGCAGCGCGTTCGACGCGCCGTTCGTGGGGTGCGTGACCGTGATCGGCGCGGACCCGGCCGACCCGGCGGGCACGACCGCGACGATGGTCGAGTCGCCGACCACCGAGATCGACGTCGCCGACGTCGCGCCGACCTTCACCGCGGTGGCGAGCAGGACGCCGGCGAAGCCGGAGCCCTTGATCGTGACGATGTCGCCCGCGGCCGCGGCCGACGGCGCTGCCGAGCCGAGCACCGGGGGCGCGCTCGGCGAGCCACCGGCCGGGGCCGGGTTGGCGATCGGCTTGATCTTGCCCTTGCCGGTGAGCGTCGCCGACCAGCCGCCGAGGTCGGCGTTGCCGGTGTTGCCGCGGTCCATCTGAACCGAGTAGATGCCCTGGAACGCGTAGTCCGCGCCGAGGCTGTCGTAGACACGGACCTCGGCGAGGGCGGCGTTGCCGCGCGTGCCGGGCTTCGCGGCGTTGAGCAGCGCCTGGACCTCCGGCAGGAACGACCCGTCGGGGTTGCGCTGCGACTGGATCGTGAATGCGAGGTTCGCCGACTCGCCAAGCTTGGCCTGGTTCTGGGCGCCCTCGTCGTCGTACGTCGCGGCGTCGACGAGCGTCGGGGCGTGCTGGGGGTTGATCGCGCTCGTGAAGCGGATCTGCTGCCAGATGGCGGGCGTGACGCCCGGTCCGGCGAGGTTGATGTCGAGGTCGAGCTCGTAGGAGAGCCCGAGGTCGGTGGGGACAGACATGAGGATGCCTCCGGGGTGTGGGATGGATGCCGACCCTCGGGCGGGCAGGCAGTGGACCGGGCCGCGCCCGCCAGGGACGCGCGCTCGGGGATCAGGGCAGGAGGACCTCGTAGTTCATCGAGACCTCCGGACGACCGTTCGAGTCCAGCCCGAGCGGCAGGTACGAGCGACGGTGCACCCGCGTGATCGCCACGCCCGACCACGTCACGTGGTGCGCACGCAGCACGGCGTGCACGGCCTCGGCGAGCGCGTCCGCGCTGTCCGGGCGGCCCTTCGCCGCGCGGACGCGCACCTGCACGCGCACGCGCTCGTCCGTCAGCCGCGGGTCGGCGTGCTCGTCGCGGTCGTACACCGTCAGCACGACCGCGCGGTCCGGGGCGGCGGGCATGACCGTGAGGGTGATGCCGGTCTGACCGGGCGTGTAGATGCCGGCGGGGTTCCAGGTGGCGACGCCTGCGGCGTGCAGGCGCTCGGCGAGCGCCGTGTAGAGGCTGGTGGCGGGGACGGTCATGCGAGCCTCCCGCGGATGGTCTGCGCGATCGCGGCGAGCGCCTGGTCACGGTGCTCGAGCAGCGGGCCCTCGAGGTACTTGGCCTGTCGGCCCTCGTCGTGCCGGTAGTCGAGCTCTTCGTGCTGGCGGACGGCGTACGGGGTGTCGTAGGAGACCGACGCGGTGAGCGTCGCCTCGTCGACGTCCGTCGCGCCCGAGCGGGAGAGGGTCGCTTCCTCGATGGGGACGACCTTGCGGGACTCGGCGAGGACGACCTCCGCGCCGACCTTGAGGCCCGCCGCCGCCGCGGTGCGGAGCGCGGCCTTCGTGGCGCCGAGGTTGAGGGTGAGGGTGGAGCGCATGGCCATGCCGGGTCACCTCACGTCAGGGAGAGCTCGTTGTGCTCGGGTGCGGGCGGCGTGTGGTGGTGCGCGACGGCGAGGACGACGGCGGTGCGTCCGGACGGAAGGTCCACCTCGGAGTCGAGCGGCACGGGGCCGTGCTCGGGCCGCAGGAACACGCGCGCCGAGGAGACGACCTCCTGGCCGTTGCGGTCGCGCACGAGGCGCGTGGTCTCCTCGACGCGAACGTGCTCGAGCGTGCGGTCGGGGCCGAGGACGGTGCCGTACGCGCCGGTGCCCTCGGCGTTGCGGACGGTGACGGTGTGCGGGGTGAGGATGCGCGGCAGCTTCATGGTGTCCTCGGTGCGCGGCCGATGAGGCCGGCGTTCTGGAGGATCGTGATGGCGCGCGGTGCGACGAGGGATGCGGCGGCGTCGGTGTTCGTGCCGGAGCCGACACCGCCACCGGAGACGGAGAACGACCCGAGGGAGAGGCTGTTGTAGCGGGCGGCGGCGCCCGAGGTGTCGCCGGTCTCGTCGAGCCACGCCACGGTCGCGCACGTCGCGTCCCGCAGCGCGGCGCGCACTACCGGGTCGGTGGGGAGTCCGTCGGTGTCGACTTCGTAGACGGCGGTCATCGTGAGGCGTTCGACGTCGGCGGACGCGAGCGCGATCAGGTCCTCTGCGGCCTCGGCGGACAGGCCGAGTCGCCACGGGGACCCGTTGACGTCGGCGAGGGTGGCGTACGTGCGCACGATGAGCCTCCAGGAGGGGTGTCGGGGTGGGACGCAGGTCGCGGCGCTACAGCCAGGAAGGAGACCGCCATCGGTGTCCCGGCCAGCCGGCCTTCCGCCCTGTACTCGTGTGTGGCGGGGGCGGTTGACGCCCCACCCCGAAGTTCGTGTAGTGCTGTCCCCGCCCCCGGTCAGGGGCACGAGGGCGGGGACAGTCCAGGGGTGGAGGTCAGGCCTCCGGGGCGACCGTGTAGCCGCGGCGCGTGAAGTACGCCAGGGCGACGGGGTCGCTGGTGTGGGCGGTGCCCTTGGTGAAGGTGACGCCGAGGACGTCGCCGGTGAAGTCGGTCGCGGGCGAGTGGACCTCGACCTCGACGGGCTCGGCGTCGGCGGGCTCGGTGGTCGGGACCTCCGGGTCCGTGACCTCGGGCGTGACGACCTCGGCCTCGGGCGTGACGACCTCCGGGGCCTCCGGTGCGGGCGCGTCCTGCGCCTTGCGCGCGGCCACGGTCAGGCGACCTTGATGTTGCGGAAGACCGCCGCGGCCTTCGTGGCCTTGAGCGCGACGGCGACCGGACCCATCTCGACCTCACCCTTCTTGACCGCACCCGCGGTCGAGAAGTCGGGCATCCACGTCTCGACGAGCTGGCCGCCGACCGTCGCCACCGCGTGGAAGCCGTCGAGGCCCACACGGATCGCGTACAGGTCCGTGAGGCCCGTCTGCGCCGTGCCGACCGTGCGGTTCTCGATCGGGATGATCGGGTTGTTCGACCCCGCCTTCGCGCCCGGGTCGGCGAAGATCACGTCGCCGTACGCCTCCCGCGTGATCGGACGCCCGTTCGGGCCGAGGAGACCCTCGACCGGGTTCTTCGTGTACATGCCCGCACGACGAGCCGCGGCCCGGACCCGGGCGAGCGCCTTGGCGTTTCCGAGGAGGACCGTCGGCGAGCCGTCGAGCAGCGCGAGGAACTCGTCGATCGCGTCGAGCGCCTTGTGCTCCGCACGCGAGTCCGTGTCGAAGTCGGTCCAGTCGGTGACCGACGTGGCGCGGAACTCCGTGGCGGAGCCGGTGAGCGCCTTGTCGAGGCCGTCGAAGCCCTTGGCGTCGACGGCGACGTCACCGTTGATGACCTCGTCCTGGAACCGGGTCGTCGTGGCGGTGATCGTGTTCTTGAGGTTGAGCGCGACGGACCCGGACGCGGCCGGGCCGATCTTCGCGATCACGCGGTCGACCTCGAACGCGCCACCGAGCGGGACCAGGCTGACGGTCTTGTGCTCGGTGGTGACCTCGGCGGTCGTGTACTCGCTGTTGAGCGCACGGAAGTCCGCGCTGCGCTGCGTGATCTGGCGGCGGTAGCCGTACGTGAGGGTCGCGCCGCCGCCGGCGGGGTTGACCGCCTGGTCGAAGATGAGCGCGTCGAGGATCGCCGAGCCCTTGCGGAACTCGTCGATGACGGAGACGTCGAGGTCGGTCTGCGCGTTGCGACCGGCCTCGGCGAGGGTGACTGCGGCCATGGGGTGGCCTCCTTACTGTGCGAGCGAGGCCGCGACTGCGGCGTCGAGCGAGAGGGGGGTCTTGCTGGTGGTCTCGCCGGTCCGGCCGGTGAGGTCCGCCCCGCTCTTGCTCGCCGCCTGGACGGTCTTGAGCCGGGGGTTGTCGGTGATGGCCTTCGTGATCGCCGCCGTGATGGCGGTGGCGTCGGCCGGGTCGACGTCCTTGACGGAGTCGAGGAACGCGCGCGAGTCGAGGAGCGCTGCGGGGTCCGCGCCTGCGAGGGTGGCGGCGCGGTAGACGGCGAGCTCGACCTGCGCGGTGCGCGCGGCGGTCTGCTGCTCGGTGAGCTGCGCGGTGAGTGCGGCGGGGTCGGGCGGGGTGTCGCCGTCCTTGACGAGGCCGAGGGCCTTACCAAGGTCCTGCACGAGGGTGTTGCGGGCCTCGGTGGCGGCGTTGGCCTTCGCGGTGGTGCGCGCGGCGCCGGCCTCGGCGCGGAGGTCCTTGACGAGGGTCTGCGCCCAGTCAGGCAGGGACGCGACGTCCTGCGCGGCGTCCGCGCTGGCGGGCCGTGCGGGTGCCTGTGGGGTGATCTGCGCGGCGACGGTCGCCGGGGTGGCCACGGGCGCGGGCGCGCCCTCGGCGGGCGCCTGCGGGGTCGGGGCGGTGGTGGAGTTGGTCTCGCTCACGGGGTGCCTCCAGGGCATGGGTGCGGAATGTCGGTGGTGGTCGGTAGGGTGCGCGGCATCGAGACCGCACGCATTGGGCGGGCGGCACGACGACAGGAGAAGACGATGAATGACGCTCAGGAGAAGGCTCTGGTCGCGGCAGTGGTGACGCTTGGGCAGAGCGCGGCGAAGTCGGCAGCCCCGCATGCGGAGCACTTCGCTACTGCGGCCGCTCGGGTGGCCGAGGCGCATGCCTGGTTGAGCAACCCCAGCCAGTCGCACTGACCTAGATGGCGCGGCCGATCTGCTCACGGCCCCGCTGACGCTTCAGCTCCGGGTGCGCCACCAGGTGCGCCCGGAGCGAAGCCTGCCGCTCCCGCACCAGACGCCCCGCAGCCACCCGCGCACCATCGTCGAGCGCGAGCGCCTCACGACGCTTCGCCTCACGGATGCCACGCTCCAGCGCGCGCTGCTCCTGCTGCGCCACGTACCCGGCAGGGTCCGGCCGCTGCACGCCCGTGCTCGAGACACCCGGCACGTAGATGCCCGTGGAGCACCGACAGTTCGGACCGAACAGGTGCCCAGAGCCACGCACCTCGTCGAGCGTCCCCGCCACCGGCACCCGCCCGCCCGGACCCACAGAGTCGAGCCCAGCGCCGGTCAGCGACAGGATCGCACCAGCCCACACATCGCACGACGGGCACGGACGCGGCCCCGGGATGATCTGCACGAGGTCCTGGCCCGAGGCGACGAGCGTCTGCACGTGCCCGTCGACCATCGCCTGCCCCGCACCGGTGCGCACGGCCATCTCGACGTACGACTCCAGACGCCACGCGCGACCCGCGCGGTCCCGGAAGCCGCCGACGCCGTCGCCGAGGAGCCGGTTCAGGACCTGCTGCGCCGTCTGTCGGCGCGTGCGCGCACCCAGGAGCACGGACCCGAGCTCGGCGGCGACCGCCTGCTGGTAGACGTCGGCGACGGTGCGCAGCACGACCGGCGTCAGCCCGGTCACGGTGCTCGAGACGTCGTGGGCGATCCTGGTGACGGCCGCCCACTGCGCGTCCGGCAGCCGTGGCGCGATCCCGAGGTCGTCGAGGTCGCCGACGGCGAGCGCCTGCCCGAGCGAGTACGCGCGCGAGATCGTCGCGTTGACGACGCGCGCGAGGTCGGCGTCGAGCGCCGCCAGATCCCGCGCGACCTCGGCCCGCAGGAGCGCGAGCTGGGAGAGCTTCGCGGTCTGCCAGCCCGCCGCGTCCCGCCCCTCGCGCAGACGCCGCGCGACGGCGCGCAGGACGGCGACCTCGGCGCCCGCGACGATCTCCACGGCCTCGTACGCGAGGCGCGCGGCAGTGTCGGGGCTGGCAGGCATGGCCTGGGAACCTATGCCCCGTCGATGCCCGGACGGAAGAGCGCCGGGTCAGGGACGGTGTTCTCGGCGCGGATGCGCTCGACTTCCTCGTCGACCTTGGCGGCGTCCCAGTCGGGGTGGAACATGCGGACCTTGAGGTCGGTGGAGATCGCGGATGCCTGGTCGAGGAGCGCGATGGTCTGGGCGACGTCCTCGGGCTCGGCGTTGGCCTTCTCGGGGAACCGCACCTCGGGCACGATCTTCGGGTCGGACTGGTTCGCGCCGAAGACGTGCGCGTCGACGTCGAGCATCGCCGCAGCGAGCGGCCCGAGCGCGGCCTTCCAGTAGCGGATCTTCTTGTCCCGCGTCCGCTCCGAGAGCTGCTGCTTGGACATCACCTGCGTGGCGGTCTCCTGGACGCTCACGGAGTCGTCCCCGAACGACGCCGGCGAGTACCCGGCGCTGCGGAGCGCGACCCTGGTGAGGTCCTGGATGGTGCGCTGGTGCTCCTCCCAGCGGATCGCGAACTGCTGCGCCGTGATCGTTGCGCCGTCCTGCATCGACCCGGTGCCCGCGAGCGTCGTGAACAGCTCCCGCTCGTCGTCGAACGACGCGCCGCTGCCGGGGCCGTTGTTGGTGAGCATCGACTGGTCGACGAACACGCGGGCGCGGGCGAGGCGGATGTCGCGCATCCACGAGGAGTACGCCTCGTCGACGGCGTCGAAGACAGGCTCGATGCCGTCGAAGTCGCTCCGGCCGAGCGGCGAGAGGTCCGGGGTGCGACGCCAGCGCCGCTGGGGGCGGATGTTCGGCACGTACGCGGCCGTGAGCCGCGTCGACCCGGTCGCGATCGCACCCTCAGCGTCGACGAGCTCGGCAGCCCACGCCGTCGCCTCCTGCTCGTCGAGCGGGCGCGCGTGGCCGAGGTCCGTGCTCGTGCCCTGGTACAGGCCGTGCAGGATGCGTCCGGGCTCGTGCCGCTCGAGGTGCCGCCACACGATCTGGCCCTCACGGGCGACGACCGTCCAGAACGTCACGCCGACGAGCATGCCGTGCCGCCACTCCGGGATCGCGCCGTCCGCGGCGACCGACCCGAGCAGCGGATGGTCGGCGACGTCGGTGTCCCACGTGATGCGCAGGTACGTGCCGCCGTGTGCGGCCGCGACCTCCGCGGCTTCGAGCAGCCCGGCGTGGACCAGCGGCGTGTTCATGATCTCTTCGAGGCGAGCCTGCGCCGCGTGGTCGTTGTCGCCCTCGTCCTTGGGCAGGAGGATGCGCGGCGGCTCCGAGAAGAGGAGGTCCGCCGAGGTGGTGGCGATGTCGGCCGGCAGCGGCACGTGCAGGCGCGTGCGCGACTGACCCTCCGGGATCGGCCGACCCCAGAAGAACCGCGCCACAACGCCGACGACGCCGCCAGAGTGCTGCGAGGAACGCACGCGTGCCGCGGCCCGCGTGCCGCCGTAGACGCCTGCGAGGCGGGTCGTGTCGCCGACGTACCAGGCGTCGTGCTCGTTGATGAGGGCGAGTGCCGTGTCGAACGGCTTCGGTGGCCAGACGCTGCCGGAGGCGGGGAGAGCCATGCGAGGGTGCCTCCTGTCAGGCTGCGAGTCGGTGGTGCCAGTAGCGCTCGGAGGAGACGACCGCGTAGCGCAGGGCGTCCAGGCCGTGGTCGGCGACCTTGATGGGCTTGTCTTCGCCCTTCTCGGTCGCCTTCGGGTCCCAGGAATACCCGGGCGCTTCGGCGATGAGGTGCGGGCAGCGGTCGGTGACGACGAGTCGGTTGCGGCCGAGGAGGTTCGCGACGGTGCGGATGCCGTACGCGACTTCGTTCGAGGCGGCGGTGAGGCCGGTGACGCCGTCGGATCGCAGCTGCGTGTGGAAGGACGCGGCGGCGGGGTCGAGGAACGTCCAGCGGGGCTGGAGGTGCAGGGTGTCGCGCAGGTCGTCGGTCCAGGCGCGCAGGCCTGCGGAGAGTTGCGCGTCGGTCCAGCGGTGGCCCTTGTCGCCGGCCTTGTACCGCCACTCGTCGACGACGACCAGGCGCTGAACCTTCTCGGCGGTGATGCCGAGCGCGACGGCGTGGGTCGGGTTCGTGGTGCCGTAGTCGACGCCGACGGCGATGAGCTCGGCTAGCGGCGGCAGGGTGTCGTAGGCGATGACGTGGGCTTGCGGGTCCCACATGTCGTAGATCGCGCCTTCGGCGGCGACCCACTCACCTTGGATGAACCGCCTGTACCAGAGGCCTGTGAACTCGGCCTTGATCGAGGCCTTGTACTGCTCGGACAGGGACGGGTTGTCGTCGAGCGTGAAGTGCCAGGACCGCCAGTCCAGCAGGTCGCCGAGGCGGTCGAGGAACTTCGCCTTGAGCCAGTGCGCGGGGCTGTCCGGGTTCGTCGTGCCGAAGAGCTGCGCGCCGCGGACGCTCATGCGGCCGAGGAGCTGGGTGAAGAACTCTTCGGGGATGACGGTGATCTCGTCGACGTAGGCGCCGGCGACGGTCATGCCTCGGATGATCTTCTCGGCCTTGGCGTCGGAGGCGCCGATGACGTGGACGGTGCGGCCGAGGATCGTCGCCGAGGGTGCGCCGTTGGTGTAGACGACGAGTGCGGCCAGGGCGCCGAACAGGCTGGGGTCCTGGAGGGGCTTGATGACGTTGCGGAAGAGGGCGTCGCGGGTGCGGCCGATCATGATGAGTTCGCCGCCGCGCGGCGCGCGGGCGATGAAGATCAGCCAGCGGAGCAGGGAGACGATGGTCTTGCCGGACCGGATCGTGCCCTCGAGGACGTTCACGCGCGCCGAGGACTCGCGCATGAACGCGAGTTGCTTCGGCGACAGGCCCGCCTCGACGGTCGTCACGCGACGCTTCCCGGCTCGGGGACGCCGATCGCGTCGGCCAGGCGCTGGAGCATGCTGAGGGCCTCGTGCGTGCCGCCGTCGGAGTCGTGCTGGGCGATCTTCAGCGACCGGTCGATGGCCTGCGTCGCCGCGGACATGAGCTTGAGCTTGTCCGTCGGCGTCGGCTCGTCCTGCTGCCAGCGGACTTCGATGTAGTCCTTGCCGCCGTGGTCGATGTACTCGTGCGGCTCCCACATCTGCGCGCGGAGGCGTTCGGCGTCGTCGAGGAGCTTGTGCTCGAGGAGGGCTCGGCGGGCCTTGGCGTCGATGACGACGGCGCGGGTGGCGGCGGCGGTCTGCGCGCGGTCCCAGCGGAGGCCGGCCTTGCGGGCGCGGTCGGCGACGCGGGTCTTGGTCATGCCCATGCGCTCGGCGATGTGGCGGACGGAGAGGCCCTGTGCGTGGAGTGCCGCGAGCTGGGTGTCGTGGTCGGGGGTCCAGGGGGCGATGGTGGCCACGTGTGGTCACCTGCCTCGGGCGTGCGCTGGGGTCGCGGACGTGGCGCCTGGCCGGTCGCGTGAGGGTGTGGCGAAGGCCCCGGAGCGTGTGCTCGACGGGGCCTTCAGGGCATGGGGTGCCGTGCCCGATGTTAGGGCCTGTGGATAACCCGCGTCAATCCGCGTCGTACTCGTCCCGGAGACGCAACCCGTCTTTATCGAGTGTCCATCGCGTCCCTGCGACATCACGGAAGGTGACCTGCAGGGAGTCGACCCTTGGGGTCTCTGGCTCATTGGCGATGGCCCGTTCGCCTGGCCGGAGAACGGGTATTGCGTTGCCGACCCTCCTTCCACCGGTTTCGGCGATCCGTTCCTGGAAGGCGACTTCGAAGATCGGGGCGGCAGAGAAGTTCTCAAGTGTCCACTCGATGTAGTCGAAGCGCTCCCGGACGCCGCCATCCTCGTCGCGCTCTCGGCCTTCGTCTCTGGCTTCATTCCAAAGGGCGACCGCTCGGGCCTGGCGATACAGACGTTCCTCATTCGCGCGACGGCGCCTTCGACGCTCGTCATCGCGCGCTCGCTCGCGGTCGAACTCCGCTTGCTTGCGATCCGCTCGCTCGCGCGTCGCAAGCCAAAGCGCGACACCGGCGGCAAACGCTGAGCCGATCGCGCCGATGGCTTCCCATCCGGGGGCCCATCCGTCCATGCTCCGCAGCGTAGCGGCCCGACCTCACCCCGCGTCGGCCTGGTTCAGGACGGCGATCCACGTCGTCGGCTCCCACCGCAGCATCCGCCCGTACGCGTCCTCGCAGCGCCGGCAGATGACGTCCGCGGCCTCGGGGTGGTCGATCCAGCCGGGCTCGAGCTCGAGGTTCTTGTCGCAGTACGGGCAGCGCAGGTCGCCGGGTGCGCGGGTCCAGCGCTGCTCGCCGGGGAGCGGTTCGTCGAGGAGGGCGCGGATGTGGCGGGGCCAGGACTCGAGTTCGCGGGCGATGTCGGCGGCGCCGTCGAGGTCGCCGGGGTCGGTGAGGTGGATGAGGGCGTGGGCGACGAGTTCGGGGAGGCGCTTGATGATGTCGAGGGTGGTGGCGTCGTCGCCGCCGCGGTACGTGGCCTTGTGGAAGAGGCGGATGGTGAGGGCGGTTTCGTGGCGGCGTGCGGCGGCGTGGATGTCGAGGGCGAGCATCGCGGCGGGGGTGTTCCAGGGGATGGGTGCGGCGACGTGCTTGCGGTGGGAGCCGTGGTCGGTTTCGAGGGTGGTGGGCTGCTCGGGAATGAGGGCCTGGAGGCGCGGGAGGAGGGTGGTGAGCTGGGTGGCGGCGGTGCGCAGGGGTGCGATGTCGATGTCGGTGTGGCGGGTGGGCATCGGGGTCCTCCAGGCGGTGCGGGTGGTGCGGAATGTCGGTGGTGCGTGGGATGGTGCGCGCGGTGCGACGGCTATCCGGGCCGGCGCCGTCGACAGGGAGATGGCATGGAAGCGTGGGCAAGCGTGATCGGCACGGTCGTGGCAGCTCTGGCGTTCTGGACGAGCTTCGACCCGAGGGTCACGGCGGACGGACGGCGGCAGGCTCGGCTCAGGCGGGACCTGGAGCTGCTGGCGGCGATGCCGGAGGGGGCGGCAGCGCGGCGGCTTAGGGACGAGGTGGCGCGCGCAGCGGACAAGATGCTGGACGAGCGTGCGCGGGACAAGACGGTCGAGCGCGCTCCGTGGGTCCTGTTCGCCATGTTCGCGTTGTCGGTCGCCGCGTTCACGGCCCTGCCGGCTGTTCCGACGGACACCGTGTGGGGGTCCGTGTTGTTCTCGGCTGGCGCTGTGGTGGCTGTTGGGCTGCTCTCCGTATCGACGGTTGGCCTTGTGGCGCTCGCGATCATGAGCGTGCTCCGTGACGTCGGCACGGTTCGCGCTTGGGCTTCGCGGCGGTCGGCGGCGAAGCGGGATGCTCGTTCGGTTGAGGACGCGGTCACGGAGTAGGGCCTCCCTCGGCGGCGAGACGGTCGGCGCGGGCGGATGCGTCGTGCAGGCACTCTCGCTGTGCTTGCCGGTAGCCGCGCCACCACTCGTCGTCCTCGTCGCCCACGTTCACTCCCCGTGTGTCGGCGAACGCTCGGAGCGCCTCGGCCTGCACCTGGGCGCGGGACTCACCCGGCCACTCGGCGAGCACGGCGTCGACCTTCTCGGACACGCGGTCGCGGAGGAATGCTCGCTCGGGCGCTTCCCATCGCTCGTCCCACTGCTCGCGGGTCAGGCCGTTCAGGGCCGCCGACAGCGTCTCCCGGTCGGGTCGGACGGGCGCGTGCTGCCGCACGACGGCGGCGACCTGCTCGGCGACGTGGACAGCGTGCCCGACCGTAGACTCATCGGCGATGCCACACCGGCAGCGGATCTGGTCGCCGGGCGCGGTCCAGTCCACTGCATGCGCGAGGACGAGCGCGGCCACGGTGTCCTGGCCCTGCTCGCTCGGGGCGGTGGTGCGCAGTTCGTCGGACAGACTCTTGCTCAGCCCTGCGACCTTCTCGCTGAGCCGCTCGGCCCGAGCCTCGGCGCTCAGCGCGCGGCGCTGCCACCGGACCGCCGAGCTCACGAAGTCGTCCAGAGTCTCTTCGTCGGCGGACGCCTTGTCCAGGGACTGCCGCAGCCGCTCGACCTCGGCCTCGGCTCGCATCGCCCGGGAGTAGCCGCGCTCGGCCTGCTCGTCGCAGCGGTGCTCGTCGAGCGCGCGGATCGCGCCCTCGCGCGCGTCCTCGGCGGTGACGAGGGCGTCGAGCAGGCGGATGGTGCCCTCGGCGAGCACCTGTTCCTCGCCGCCGTAGGAGTACAGCCGCTCTGCGCACTCGCGCATGGTGGCGCGCTCGTCAGGGGTGATCGGGTCAGTCATCGTGGGCCTCCTCATGATGCGTTGAACGTCAGGGCGACGCTGCGGTCGCGGGTCTGCATGATCTTGTTGATGACCATCCGGCCGACCTCGGCCGCGAACTCGTCGGTCGGCCGGATGCACCGGAAGCCGTTGAGCCACACGTGGTCCACGGTCTCTAGCGCGTCGGCAGTCTCGTAGTCCTGTCGCACCTTGGCGTGCCACTCGGGTCCAAGAAGGTCGTCAGTCACGGTCGTTCTCCTTCGGGGTGGTGTCGATGTGCGCGGTGATCGCGGTGTAGGTGTCGCAGGGGAACGCCTGACGACAGCGGTCGCAGATCGGTGGGAAAGGCCTGTAGACGGGTGAGTGCAGGGCGAGCACGTCGCGGATCGCGGCGGACAGGGCCGGGACGTCGGTGCGGGCGTGCGCGATGAACTCCGCGTCCGACGCGCTCTCGACGCCACGCCCGGTGCCGCCGTAGCAGTACGACCCGCACGAGACCTCGGTCGAGACGACCTCAGCCCACTGCCCGACGCACTGGTTGACCGTGCGGCCGTCGGCCTCCCACGGTCCTTCGGTGGCGTCCTCGGCGCGCTGGGTGATGTCAGCAAGCGACGGACGGGTCATGACGGCTCCTTCGGGAGGGTGGCGTAGTGGTCGCACATGTCGGCGTTCGCTTCGGCTCGGGTCGCACGGCGGGGCGAACCGTCGTAGTCGGCGCGGTACAGCGGGACGAGCAACGAGAACAGGCCGACGGCGTATGTCCCCCTGTAGAGGGAGTGCTTGCGGTCGCAGCGCTCGCAGCGCGGCATCGTCTTCATCGCTTGCTCTCCTTCGGGTGCGGGACGGTCTGCACAGGCGGATCACACGGCACCCCGTCACCCGGGAGAGCGCCGCACGCGCGGCAGCCCTGGTGGACCGGGTCGTGGTCGTGGACGGGGACGGCGGCGCGGCGCTCTGCGAGCGTCAAGCGCTGCCCCGGCGTGAGATCGACGTGCGCCCACCGCCGACGCACGTGCCCACCACCGCGCCACACCATGTGCCCGCCCGAGGGGCACGAGTCGTCACCCGTGCAGTCAGCCGCGAGCGGCTTGCGCGCGCTCACCGGGCCACCTCCTGCGCGCGCGACTCGTCCCGGACGTCCGCGACGCTGTCCGTGTCCGTGTCCGTGTCCGTGTCCGTGTCCGTCTCGAGGGGTGTTCCCCATCCGCGGGTGCGGAGGAGGTGGAGGGCGTCGGCGAGGGTCATGCGGATGGGGATGCGGGCGGTGACGGCCGGCAGGCCGAGCGGGTAGCCGAGGTCGCCGAGGCGCCACCAGGCCCACCAGCGGTGTGCGTTGGTGAGGCCGACGCCGGCGCGCTGGGTGACGAGGAAGGCGTGGGCGGCACCGGCGTTGACACGTCCGCGTTCGGTTTCATCGAGCCAGGTGGCGATGAGGTTGTCGCTGGCGGTCTTGGCGGCGGCGCCGCCCTTGACCTCGACGACGAGCCCGGGGCAAAGGCCGACGTCGCCGCGGTCGAGTCGTCCGGTGAGGGCGAGGCGGTCGGCGAGGGGGAAGCCGCGGGTGCGGGCGGCGCGGACGACGGCGGTTTCGGCGGCGGTGCCGATGTCCTTGGGGCGGGTGCGTGCCATGGGTGTGCTCCTGGTCAGTAGGGCGGCTGGTCGCCGCTGGCGGCCGCGCGGGTGCGGGTGATGGTGAGGGTGTGGGTGGTGAGGGGGCCGGTGCAGGCGTGGGCGGCGAGGACGATGTGGCGTTCGGGGTGGGCGGGTGTGAGGCGTCGGGCGCTGTGGGGTGTGCGGTGCCAGAGCTCGTAGCGGCCGGGGGCGCCGTGGAGGGTGTAGGTGGGGCGGCCGAGGATGATGGCGGCGCCTTCGGCTTGCGGTGTGAGGGGGTTGGGGTCGGTGGTGGCGAGGAAGGCCATGACGTGGGCGTCGAGGCCTTGGAGGGTCCAGCGACCGCAGGTGGGGCATCGGTGGGGTCGGGCTTTGCCGGTGCCGAGGTGTGGGGGTGCTCCGGTGCGGGTGGTGTAGGCGCGCATCCAGGCGGGCTCGGATGAGGTGGCGGGGTGGTCGAAGAGGGTGGTCATCGGGGGCTGCCGACGTCGTCTGCGGAGGGGGTGTGACGGGTGACGCGTGTTCCGGGTTTGGTCGGCTCACACGGGTGTGTGCGCGCGCGCGTGACGCGTGCAACTGGAGAGAACCTGTCACCCGTCACAGGCGTCAGTTCAGAAGTCGCGTCACACGTGTCACACCTGCGGAAACGCTGCCTGCATGTGTCACGTTCGGGGTGTGACACGTGACAGGTGCGACCTGTCACCACGGCGGTCACCACCCGTCCGCCAGGGTTGAGGCGACCTCGTCGCGGCCGTCAGCGTCGTCGCGTGACACGTCCTCGGATGACGTGTCACGCAGTCGGATGCCGTCGTAGAACCGGGTGGCGCGGGTGCGGGCGGACAGGACGCCGAAGCGTGCGCGGAGCTGCTGGGCGAACGTCTTGGCGGTGACCGGCTCTTCGCCCTCGACTCGGCACCAGGTCTCGTAGGCGGCCCGGAGGGTGGCGACCTTGACGTGGAGGTGCTGGGCGTTGGGGTCGCCGGTCTCGCACATCTCTTCGACGAAGCGGGCGACGGTGTCCTGGTCGGCGGCGTAGGCGTCGGTGGCGACGCGGACGGCGGCGGGTTCGGCCAGGCCGTGGGCGAAGTAGTCGGCCGCCCCCTGGATGAGCCAGCCGAGGATGGCGGGGCCTTCTTCGTCGACGAGCCGGTCCTCGAGGTCGGCGATGCGGGCCTCGGGCGGGACGGTGTGCTCGAAGGGCAGCATGCGGACGCGGCGCCAGAAGGCGGGGCCGCCGGCGCGGACGTGGGGCTGGTGGTTGGCGAGGAGCCAGAGGGTGTGGGTGGGCGTGAACGAGAACCAGTCCTGCCGCATGAACCGGCCGGAGATGGTGTCCTTGCCGGTGAGCATCTTGATCTTGGCTTCGGCGAACCGCTGTCCGTCCTCGAGCTCGGAGGTGATGACGAGGCGTGCGCCGGCGAGGCGGGCGATCTCGGTGGGGTGGCCTTGCTGGGCGGTGGCGAGGAGCATCTCGGCGGGTGCGCTGATGGAGTAGCCGTCGTCGCCGACGCCGACGATGCGCTGGATGACTCCGGCGAGGGTGGTCTTGCCGTTGGCTCCGGAGCCGTGGGCGAACGGGAGGAGCTGTTCGAGGACGACACCGACAAGGGAGACGCCGAGGAGCCTCTGGATGTAGGTGGTGAGGTCGGGGTCTCCGGCGAAGGTGTCGGCGAGGAACTTGTCCCAGAGGGGGTGGGGTGCGTCCAGGTCGGGGGTGACGGTGGTGGTGCGGGTGTGGAGGGCGGCGGGGTCGGGGGCGGTGAGGGTGGCGGCGCGGAGGTTGATGACGCCGCCTGGGGTGTTGAGCTCGTAGGGGCGGGCGTCGAGGGCTGCGAGGTGGGTGGCGGTGCGGTGGTCGGTGCGGGCGAGGGCGACCATGGCTTCGATGCCGCGGCGGGAGAGGCTGTAGCGGCGGTGCTTCTCGGCGGGCTTGTCGTCGTCGGGGAGGTTGCGGGCGACGGTGCGGGCGAGTTCGTTGACGTGGCCGGCTTCGTCCCAGCGCCAGCGGGAGCCGGTCCAGGTGAGCCACTGTCCGCGCTGGGGGACGTAGCGGATGTGGTGGCCGTGGGTGTCGACAAGGAGGAGGGCGTTGCCGTCGTCAGTGTCGGTGTAGGCGAGCGGCTCAGCGTGCGTGGAACTGCGCGCAGTCGCAGGTGCGGGTGCCGCAGGCGTGGGGGCCGGTGCGGTCTTCGGCGTGCTGGCACTGGGGGTGTCCGCAGGTGCAGAGGGTGTGGCGGCGGGGGTTGTCGCCGCTCGTGCAGATGCAGATGACGATGCCGCAGGTGTGGGCGTCCATGAGGTGTCTCCGTTCGTGGGTGGGATGAGGCCGTCGAGGGATTCGGCGACCTCGTCGGGGATGGGGCGCAGGCGCTCGCGTCGTTCGCCGAAGCCTGCAGAGTGGAGGGCCTTGGCGGCGGCGGAGTGGTCGCCGCCGTGCTCGAGGACGGCGAGGGCGCCGAGCTTGGTGTACGGGGTCTCCTGCGCGAAATCCGTGCTCGAGGTGAAGACGTAGAGCCTGTCGCGGTCGTCGGCGTGGCCGGTGGTGGCGGAGAAGCCGGAGCCGAGGGGCTTGCCAGGGCGCAGCCAGTAGCGTGTGCGGCCGCGGGTGGTGACGTGCGTCCAGCCGTGGGGGGTGAGGATGTCGGTCCAGTCGGTCTTGTTTTCGTAGTCATCGCCGGGGGTGATGCCCTGGGTGGGGTCGTGCGGCGCGACGGGCGCGCTCGTGGCGGGTGCGCGGTCGGGCTGGGTGTCGAGGGTGCGCAGGAGGTCGTGGAAGGCCTGGCGCTCGGCGAGGGTGAGCAGGGGTGCGGTGGCAGGTCCGCCGACGAGGCGCTGCCAGGGGCGGCCGGAGGCGTGGTGGCGGGAGGGGGCGACGACGACCTGACCGCCTTCGCCGCGGGTCTCGGCCAGGACGAGGCGGTCGTGGTCGCGGGCGAGCTTGAGGTTGCCGGGCACTTCGCCGTCGATGCGGTAGTGGAAGTGGAAGCCGCCCGACGGGCTCATTTCGGCCCAGCCGGTGGTGACCTTGGTCCAGAGGTCGCCGAGGCCGGTGCCGTCGGCGAGGGCCTTGAGGTCGGGCAGGCGGTGGGCCGCGCGCCCTTCGATCTCGGTGAGCTCGGCGTTGCCAGAGACGGCCCCCTGGACGACCCCGAGGTCGTAGTCGGTGTCGGTGAACCAGCGGCGCACGGCGGGCTCGTCGGGGCGCTGGGTCGTGTACTGCTTCCACGAGGACAGGGCGGGGGCCTTGGTGCCGTCGTTGCGGATGGGGATGACGGAGTAGCCGTGGGCAAGGAGGTCGAGGGCGGCCTCGAGAATGTCAGCGGCCACCGGAGCGGATCTCCTTCGACTTCACGGCGATGCAACCGGACTGGCTGCGGACGATGGCCGGGTAGCCCGAATCGGGCCGCGCGGCGGCCTCACGAGCGACGTCCTGCGCGGCGGCGTCTAGTGCGCGCAGCCACCACGTGCCAGCCTCCGGACCGGCCGACCAGACGCTCCAGCGCCCTTCGACGCGCCAGAGCGAGACGGTTGTGCCGAGCACGGGGGTCGAGCCGCGCGGGGCGAGCATCGCGCTGCGGTCGCTGGGTGGGAGGTCTCGGACGAGGGCGCCTTCGGCGCGAGTGCGGGTCGTGCTCATCTGGTCCTCCAGTGGTGCTCGTGCATGGGTGGTGCGTGGTCCCCGCGGCCCGGCTCGGACGGGCTGCACACCGGCTGTGGCGTGGGGCGCGTCGCGGTCAGGCGGCGCGGATGATGCCGATGACGTCGGGGGTGAGGCCGGTGGCGGCGGCGATGGAGGTGTCGTCGAGGCCGACAGCGATGAGCTGGCGGGCGAGCGTGCCAGCGTCGGGCGCTGCGGCCGGGGCGGCGGCGGGCGCGGGGGCCTGCGGTACGGCGATCGGAGCCGCGACGGGCGCGGGCTGCTGCACTGGGGCGGGGGCCTGCTGGACGGGCGCGGGAGCCGCGGCCTGCATGACCTGTGCCGCGACCGTCTGCTGCACCGGCGCGGGTGCCTGGACGGGCGCGCCCGCCATGAGCGCCGCGTTCCCGGCGGACTGGTACGCGGCCTGCCAGTACTTCCGCGACCGCTTGTCCTGCGGGTCCTCGCGGTGCGTGAACGACACCGTGATCACGCCGCCGGGCTCGAGGCCGGCCGCACCGGCGTTGCGCACGGCGTCGCGCACGTCGCCCTTGAGATAGCGGCCCTCGATGAAGAGGCGGCGGGTGCCGTCGTCGCCGTCGATGGTGGGGTCGCGCAGGTCGGTGGCGAGGTCGACGTAGATCGACATGATCGGGTCGCCGGACGGGTAGGTCTTGAGGGCGCCGCCGCCGGGGTTGTTCGGGTCGTAGTCCCGCTCCTGGTAGACCGACGGCGGGGCGAGGATGCGGCCGCTGATCGTGTCGCCGGGGTTGGGGAACTTGGCGGAGGGGACGCCGCCGCCTCCCATGAGGACGTCATTGGCGCTGGGCTGGTTCGTCATCTTCGTTCTTCTTCCTGGGTGTGCCGTCAGGCGGCGGGGATGAGCCCGGCGAGGGAGTCGACCGGGTCGCGGTGGCCGGGAGCGGTCATGCCGATCCCATCGGAGTAGCGCGCGCAGTCCCAGCAGCGGGGCGCGCGCGGCAGGCTCGTGATCCACGCGTCACGCGCACCGACGGAGATCGAGGCGAGCGCGAGGATGTTCGTGTGCAGCTGGTTGGCGCGCTCCAGGGCGCGCTCGGCGCGGCCGCGGTCGTGCGGCGCGGACCACCAGATCGCGTCGTCGAGGGACTGGGCGTTCCTGGGCAGGTAGGCGATCGCGACGTGCTCGATGCGGTGCCCGGAGTCGTTCCAGCCCTTGGCGTACAGGTCGGCCTGCACGCGGTACACGGCCGAGGGGCCGGCCTTCGCGGTGCGCAGGGTGCTGGCCCCGACGACCTTGAAGTCGATGACGGTGCCGGTGACGACGTCGACGAGGTCGGTCGAGCCCCACACCTCCGTTGCGCCGATGTGTCCGACCATGACCTTCTGCTCGGACAGCCACCGACGTCCGGTGGTGTGCAGGGCGTTGCGGTCGGACTCGTGGAGGTTGAAGACGTCCTCGCACCACGCATGGACGGCGGTGCCGATGGTGGTGAGCCAAGGGATGCCGCGCTCGGTCTCCTGCCAGCCTGCGAGCTTGGCGGCGAGGCAGTGGTCGCAGGGGTTGCCGATCTCGGACGGGCCGATGCGCTTCTGCAAGGAGCGCGGGTGGTTGACGATCGCGTTCTCGATGATGGAGCGCACGTCGCGGAGCGACTGCTTGGGGTCGCCCCCTTCGAACGGCTGGATCCACGGGGGCAGCTCGCTGTAGTCGAACGACGTGGGGTCGTGCTGGTCGGGGACGTGGAGCGTCATCGTGCGGTCTCCTTCCTGGTTCCGTGGGCGTGTCCTCCGCGGGCCTTGTTGGTCTCGTCGGTGACGGCCTCGAGGTGCTCCGGGTTCGCGCAGCGGCGGTTGCAGCAGAGGTGGTCGATCACGTAGTCGGTGGGGATCGGGCCGACGTGCTGGACGTACACCCAGCGGTGGACGTAGTGGACGGACTTGCCGATGCCGACGGCGCCGTACCCGTTGCGCAGGGCGCCGGTCCACTCCCAGCAGCCGGTCTCGGGGTTCGTGATGAGACGCGGGTAGACGCGCTCGGCGACCGTGCGGCCGGGGCGGCGCGTGTAGCCAGCACTGCCGGTCGTGCCGCTGCGCTTGCGCCGCATGTAGTGCATGCCGCAGAGACCGTGAGCACCCTTGCTGGTGTCCTGGGTGCAGTCGGTGACGGTGCACGAGCTCACGGGGTCACCTCCGTGGACAGGTCGAGGCGGGCACCGTCGGTCATGGCGTGGGAGAGGGCGTGGAGCATCCCGGCGAGGGCGTCGACGGTCTCGTGGGCGTCGTCGCCGACGGCGTTGGTGTGGATGTCGAAGCGGAGGGCGGGGTGCTCGGGGTCCTGGTCGTGCTCGCCGACGATGACGACGAACGGCACGTCGTCGGGGATCGTGGGCGGCGTGCGGGCGCCCTTGACGGACGCGGTGATCGCGAGGCCGGACATGTCAGCGGACCTCGACGGTGGGCTTGCCCTGGTCCTGGTACTCGGCGAGCGCGGCGGGCGCGAACTGCTCCTTGACGGCGGCCGTGTCGAGCGCGGCCTTGTACAGGGCCGGGTAGGACTCGACGGGGAACGCGGCGGTCAGGCGGCTGGTGGACAGGCGGCGGGCGCCGGCCTTGACGATGACCTTGTAGTCGCCGACGGCGAGCGAGCCGATGGGGAGGCGGGTGGCGAGGATTGCCTTGATCTCGGCGATGCGGTCGACGTCGGCGGCGATGGCGTCCTGGCGCTTGGCGAGCTCGGCGGCGAGCTGCTCGATGTCGATGAGGTCGTCGGCGGTGAGCGGGGCGGGGGTGGCGGTGGTGTCGTTCACGGTGTGCTCCTGGGTGGGCGTGTCGTGGATGGTGCGGGGTGGTGTGTGGTCGGCGGTGGACGCGCCGGCCACGGTCAGGCGGCGGTGCGGGCGCGGGCGCGCACGACGGTGCGAGTCGTGACGCCGAGGCGCTCGGCGATCTCGGCGGCGGTGTGTCCGCGCTCGGTGAGGTAGCGGACCTGCGCGCGTCGCTCGTTGGTCGTGAACTGCTGGTTCGGGGTGGCGTTCCAGCCGTGCTCGGGCGTCGCGGTGGGGTCGTCGAGACGGTCGTCGTCCCACGCGAGGGGCGGCGCGTACCTGGCCTCGGCGGCGCGCCTGCGGGTGATCGCAGACGGGCCCGGCCGCATGGACAGTGCGTCGTACGCGGTGATGATGCGGTCGTGGGTGTCTCGGGCGATCCACGTGCCGCGCTGGTGCATGATGGCGCCGCTGCGACGGGGCGGGAGGCCCGCGGCCTCGCTGATGTGGATGTGCGTCCAGCCGAGGGCGAGGAGTGCGCTGATGCGGCGGCGTGCGCCGACGTTCGGCACGAATCCGGTGTGGCTCGGCCGGGTGTGCACCTGGTCGGCGCGCACTGCGAGCACGGCGCGGGCGATGCGCACGCTGGTGCGGTGGGACTTGCGGATGCGGTGGATGGTGGAGAGCTCGACGCCGGACAGGTCGGCGATCGCGCCGTAGGTGAGGCCGGCGTCGAGCAGACCCACGATGTGGGTCTTGACCGGCCCTGCGGGGACGGTGCGGATGACGCCGCGGTCGCGGTCGTACTGCCAGCGCTTGCGGTAGGCGGTCTGGTCGAAGGTCATCAGGCGGCCCTCCCGGGGATCGAGCCTGTGCGGTGCTGCCCGCGGTGCATGCGCGCCTGGTACTCAACGTCGCTCTTGACCGTGTTGGCGTACTCCCAGGCGCAGTGCCCGCAGCGGGCGATGCGGCGCGTGCTGGTCGCGTTGGAGACGGTGACGAGCGGGCGGGCGATGGCGGGGTTCTCGGGCATGAGGGCCTCCTGGGGGATGCCGAGGACGGCGATGAGGTGGCGGGCGTCAGCGACGTCGCGCGCGCCCGCGGCGACGGTGCGGGCTGCGGCACGCTGCGTGGCGAGGTCGACGCCGTACAGGACGATCGCGGCGTCGACGGACGGGGCGAGCTGCGTCATGTCCAGGCCCGTGCGGGTCGCTCTCATGCGAGGCTCACCGTCCCGTCGGGGTGGACCATGACGGCTTCGCGCGGCACCTCGCCGAGCAGATCGACGAGCGTGACGTCGAGGGTGTGGCGGTCGCCATCGGACGCCCACGCGATGATCGGGTCGACGTCGCTCATCGCGTCCCCTCGATCAGGCCGGCGCGGTGCTGGCCGCGGTGATAGTTGGCGTGCTCGCGGACGACGACGAGCGCGTCGGAGGAGTACGTCCACGGGCAGTGGGTGCACACGACGCGGTGAGGGGCGCCGTGGGCTCCGCGCTCGAGGCGGATGACGGGCCGCCCGATGGGGATCGCGGACGGTGCGGTGTCGGGCTGGGGGTCGACGTGCTCGAGCTCGCCCGCCCAGTACGCGGCGCGCACGGACCCGACGGGGGTGTCGGGGGTGTCGGGGGCGGCTTCGATGATGATGCGCGGGTAGCGGTCGTGCGCCTGGACCTCGACGACGACGCCCTGCCGGTGGAAGGCCATGCCGGGGCGGGTGCGGACGCGGTCGCCGATCTTGAACGTCGCGCTCATGCCGCCACCTCCTCGTCCGCGTCGTCGCGCTCGGCAGCCGCGAGGTCGGCAAACGTTCCGCCGTCAGGGAAGACGAGCTTGTCGACGTCGATGACGACTCCGGTGACGGCGTGCACGACGTGCGCGGTGCGGGCGGCCTGGACGGCAAGGTCGGTCTGGATGCCCATGGCGAGGTCGGCGTCGTCGAGCGCGTCGAACGTCAGGCCCGCGAGCGCGCGGGCGTCGGTGGCGCGCTCGACGACGCCGAGGCCGTAGCCGGCGACGAGCGCGGCGGTCGCGATCGCGACGACGATCCACGGGTTCATCGGTCCGCTCCTGCCCACGCGATGACGAGCGAGGCGAGCGCGACGATGTCGCCGGTGGCGCCCTTGACGCGGACCCATCCGGCGATGCGCGTCTCGGCGACGTGCACGTCGACGTCGACCGCACCGGGCACGACGTCGAGCGCGTGCGTGCCGATCTGCTCGGCGAGGTGCTGCGCGTCGAACTGGTCGAGGTCGTCCAGGCACGTCGCGTCCTCGTGGGTCATCTCGACGTCGAGGACGTGGCCGCGCTCGCCAGCGAGCACGTCGAACGTCACGCGCACGGTCACCTTGCGGTTCGCGGCTTCGAGGGCGGCGTCGTGGCGCTCGACGTCGAGCGCGATCGCCATGTCGTGGCGCGTCATGCGGGCTCACCGCCCGTGATCGCACGGACCGACTGGACGTGGGTGGCGCGCTCGTGGATGAGCGCGCGGACCCGCAGGCCAGCGCCGACGTGGTGGTGGCGGCCGCGCAGCGGGTCGACGTGGCGGCCGTTGGCGCGGGCGCGGGCGACGAGCTCGGCGGTGCGCTGCTCGCGGGTGTGGGGTCCGGCGTGGTGGCGGGGCCCGGCCGGGACGAGCGCGAGGAGCGGCGGCTCGTAGGGGTTGCGTCGGGTGCTCATGGGAGGATGCCTCTCGTAAGTCGGTGAAGCCCGGTTCTGCTTGGTCGTGGGGCCGGGCTTCGTCGTGTCTGGGGTCAGGCCGCGTCGGCGGTCTGGGTGGCGCGCTGGGCGCGGATACGGTCCTCGAGCTCGGCGAGCGTGGGACCGGTCGGCGTGTACGCGATCCGCGCGGCTTCCTCGACGGGGAGGGAGTCGCGCAGGGCGTAGGCCTGGGCGATGGAGGTGCCGGCGGCGGTGATCGCCGCGGTGCGCGTCGTGGCAGCCACGTCAGACCGTCTCCAGCTCGAGGACGAGTGCGGCGAGCGGGACGCCGAGGGCGTCGGCGGCCTTGCGTGCGAGCTCGGGGGTGAGCGGCTTGCGGCCGGCCTCGATGTTCGCGAGGTACGAGTGCGAGATCTCGAGGGCGGTGGCGAACGCGCCCTGGCGGATGCCGTAGGCCTCACGCAGGGCCCGCAGGGTGGCTCCGGTGCGCTTTCGTTCCGGTTCGGTGTTCTGCATGTTCCACATCGTGCAGGAACAAGCGGGAACATGTCAAGCGGGGCGGCAGGAACGGAGGCGAACAGATGCGTTTCCGCAGGTCGCGTGGGAACCACAGGAAAGTAGTTTCATGCCTGGTTTTCCGCATCGACGTGCGGGTTCATGCCGCTCGATCGGCTGGTGTTTCTTCCCTCGATCCACCACGCTGGACCTGTGAGCGAAAGAGACTGGGCCCGACTAGGGCGCGAAGTTGTCCATGCGCGCGCACGCACGGGCCTCGACACTTCCAAGGCGCTTGCCGACAAGATGGGCGTCTCGGCGCGCATCGTCGGCGAGATCGAGAACGGGCGACGCGAGTCCTACAGCACGACCACGATCGCGAAACTCGAACAGGCCCTCGGCTGGGTCGAGGGCAGCGTCTCTGCGGTACTTGCCGGCAGCGCGCCCACCTCCGTGCGCCCCGCCTACGTCACCGAGCAGGTCGGCAGGCGCAAGGTTGCGATGTACCAACTGCCCGTGTCGGTGCAGGAGGCTAGTGACGCCGAACTTCTTGCCGAGATCGCGCGACGGTTTGCACGAACGGCTGAGCGCGATCATCGCGAGCCAGTCGGCGGCTTCGATCCCGAGCTCAACCGGGCGCCCGATCGCGACGACTTCGACCTGGTCGCCGACGACGCCCGCGGCCACGACCACGAGACCGAAGACGAAGACAGGGAGATCGAACCGTGAGCGCCCAGCACCCCGAGGTGGACCTCACCGCCACGAACGCGCCGCGCCCCACCGAGCGTGGATGGCACCCCGATCCGTCAGCGCCTGGCACGGAGCGCTTCTACGACGGCACCCGCTGGACTGGCGAGACCCGCGACGCGAGCCCGCGCCCGCTCCGGGGCGGCGGGGTGCCGGTCGGCGTCGGCATCGCCTTCGCGTTCACGGCCTGCATCTGCGCCGTCATCGGGGCGATCACCTCGGCGCAGGGATACGACGGCGCCCGCGACGCAGCGGGCTGGTTCGTCTTCGCCGGGATCGCTGGCACGGTCGCGACGATCAACGTCCTGTTCGGCGTGTACCGGATCGCCGAGCAGGTCAACGCGACCTACCTGCGCGGCCAGTAGAGACCTCCGGTGACAGGTGACACGTGTTCCGATGTTGAGCGGCTCACGCCTGTGTACGTGCGCCCGCGTGACGCGTGCAACTAGAGAGAACCTGTCACCTGTCACAGCGCCCAACTGAGAAGACGCGTCACACCTGTCACACCTGCAGAAATGCATCCGCGACGCGTCACGATCAGGGCGTGACACGTGACAGGTGCGATCCGTCACCGACCGTCCGCGCCACCCGCGCAGGCTCGTCGAGTCGGACCGCGTGACGGATGCGTGACAGGTGCGTGACGCATCCGTCACGCGTTGTCACACCCATGAGGCATGCTCGACCCATCACCACCGCACCGACAGGGAAGAGAGGGTCAGGGCCCTTGGACGATCTGCTCGACCACGCGCGACACCTCGGAGTCAACGTCGCCTCCAGGCCGCTCGGCCGACGCCGAGGCGAGTACCGCCACGCACACCGACTCATCGTCCTCAACAGCCGGATGAGCACGGTGCTCCAGCGGTCCACGCTCGCCCACGAGCTCGGACACGCGCACTACGCCGACGTCGCCGTCGACGACCCGCGCACCCACGACATGCAGGAGCGCCGCGCCAACCGCTACGCCGCCCGCCTGCTCATCACCCCGCACGCGTACTCGGCCGCCGAGGCCCTCGTCGGCCCGCACCCCGGCGCGCTCGCGCGCGAGCTCGGCGTCGCCCGCTACATCATCGACGCCTGGACACCGCCCACGACGCCGTCGCTCCTGCGGGTGATCGCATGATCCGACCCCGCCCGCGCGCGCTCACGGACACCCCGCCGCGCGCCGTCCTCTACCTGCGCCAGTCCATCGCGCGCGAGGAGTCCATCAGCCTCGAGCTCCAGGAGCACGCCGGCCGCGAGTACTGCGAGCAGCGCGGCTACGACGTCGTCGCGGTCGAGGCCGACGCAGGAATCTCCGGGCGCACGTGGGCGCGCCCGGCGGTGCAGCGCGTCATGTCGATGATCGAGGAGTCGCGCGCCGAGGTCATCGTCCTGTGGAAGTGGTCCAGGCTCTCGCGGTCGCGGCGGGACTGGGCGGTCGCCGCCGACCGCGCCGAGGTCGCCGGCGGACGCATCGAGTCCGCGACCGAACCGATCGACGTCACCACCTCGGCGGGCCGCTTCGCGCGCGGCGTCATGACCGAGCTCGCCGCCTTCGAGTCCGAGCGCATCGGCGACGTCTGGCGCGAGGTCCACGCCCGCCGCGTCTCCACCGGCCGCCCCGCCAACGGCCGCCCCCGCTTCGGATACACCTACGACCCCGCCGGCAAGGTCCACCGGCCCGACCCAGTGACGGGGCCCGTGCTCGCCGACCTGTACCAGCGGTACGTCGGCGGGGAGTCGGTGTACTCCCTCGTGCGCTGGCTCAACGCGTCCGGGTACGAGACGGTGCCGGGGTACACGCCGCCCGGGTCGACGGGCGCCTGGTCGGAACGCACGCTGCGCCGCGTCCTCGACCGCGGCTTCGGCGCCGGATACTTCACGGTCGGCGACGAGCTGCGTCGCGGCATCCACGAGCCGATCATCGACGAGGCGACGTGGGAGGCGTACCAGGTCTCCCGGCAGGAGCGGCGCGTGGAACGGTCCGGGGAGCGATCGCAGTACCTGCTGTCCGGGCTCGTGCGCTGCGCGTGCGGGGCACGGATGACGGCGGGCCTGCACGGACACGCGCGGGCGGCGAAGATGCGCTGCAAGAAGAACGCCGACGGCGTGCACGCGGGCGGGTACGTGATGATGCACTTCCTCGAGGCGCACGTCCTGGACTGGCTGCGCGACGTCGCCGCCGAGGTTGACGACGCGACGAGCGCCGCGAGCGAGGACGTCGCGCACGCGCAGCGGTCGCGCGACCAGGCGCGGTTCCTCGAGCGGGAGATCACCGCGGCACGCGAGGAGCTGCTGCGGGCCACGCGCGCGCACCTGTCGGGGGTGATCCCGGAGGACGCGTACCTCGTGGTGCGGGGCGAGCTCGAGGAGAAGGTCGCGGGCCTGTCGGGGCGGCTGCTGGCGGCGCAGGTCGCTGGGCGGAGGGCCCCGGCCCCGCAGGTGGCGGCGTCGCTGCTCGCGGACTGGGAGACGCTGTCGGTGGAGTTGCGGCGCGGGGCGCTCAAGCAGCTGATCGCGTACGTGCTCGTGAAGCCTGGGCGGCCGCGTGCGGAGATCAGTGTGGTGCCGGTGTGGGAGGGCGAACGCTCGCACGAGTGA